TTTTGTTGTGGAGCAAAAGATAAGCTTTCTACAGTAGTTTGAGGAATAGAGTTAGCTACTACCTTTTGTTCTGCAATAGAAGCTGCATCTGCATCAGATACATTTAATGTTCCAGATTCTGTTAATACATGAGCTCCAAATCTTTCTACAGAGTCTGAATCTATAGTAATCTGTGTTGATCCACCTGTTCTAGTTCTCTGTACAGTATTAACTATTTTTGAATCATCATAAGCAGATACAATATCAACATAAGGCAACTCTCCTCCACCCTGTCCAAAAGTAGCACTAGGAGTTGTTGTATTAGTCAATCTAAAGTTTCTATCTCTAAAAGTAGCATCTCCATTAGCACCTATAAAGAAAGTACCATTCTCTGCTTGTTCTACTTTTCTTAGAGCTGTTAATAAGTCATCTGTTTCTGGTTGAGTTTGCACTTGTAGCTGTCCTGTAGATATTGCCTGATTACTATATCCAAAGCTATCAAGTATGTTTTTAACTCTTACAGAGCTTAATTCCTGTGCTTGAGTAAGTGATAGCCTAGTAGTAGATCCTAATTTAGAAATACCTAATCTCCATCCAACACCATCTAAAGTTGCATTAAAGAAAAGTTTAAAAGCATCTACAACTCTAATTTTAGTTGAGGCATCATAGCCCTGTCCTGCATACTGTACAGGAAAGCTCTCTACAAAGCCATGAAATAGATCATAAGTTGTAGAACTATTAGTAGCTCTTATTCTTAATCTTTTTAGTGGTTGTATTTTAGTTCTACCTGCTGAGGAATCATAAAAATGTGTGGATTGATTAGGAGAAAATCTATTATCTCTGTTATCTAAAACAACTGTAGCTGTTCCTGTTTGGAACTCTGCTAAATCTGATATTCTACCCCTAGTTGTTTCAAAACTTCTTAAATAAGCAGTAACATCTGTAAATGTTTGAGAACTATCTAAGGGATTACTATCAAAAGCTATTTCACAAGTTAAAGTAACATTAGAATCAAAAGCAACTGACATTATCTAACCAGAAAGGCTTTGCCCTGATTTTGTATTCTTGTATTAACTTTTTGGAAAGTAGTAGCAATAGTTTCCTCATCAATAACAACTTGAGTTGTTAAGTTTATATCCTGCCCACCTGTTGATGGAGCAGATACAGTAGTTTGTGGAGCTACAGTAGGAGCAGGTGTAGTTTCTGGAGTAGGTGTAAATCCTCCACCTCCTGCCATCTCTACAGCTCTAAATTGTGCTAATAATGCACCCTGATCTATAAGTTTTTGATTAGCATCTGCCTGTTGATTAGTTAAATCTATTGAATTAACTAATTGATCATTTCTTTTCTTTATTGCTAATTCTTGATTTTTTATAGCACTTTGTAAGTTATCCTCTGCAATAGTCAAAGCATCTTGAGCTAGTTTTAACCTGTCTGAATTGTTAGCTAATTCAAATTCTGCTTCTGCTAGTTCTGCTTCTGCTAAAGCTAGATCTAATGAAACATCTTTTCCTGCTTCTTGAGCTTGTGTCAATAATGCTATTTTTGTTTGTAGTTCAGCTTTTGTTATTGCTGCTTGTGCATCATTAACATTCTCTTGTATTTGTAATTCTTGTAGTTCTTTAGCTGCTTGATTTCTATTTCTTTCTGCAACTGCTATATCATTATTTGCAGAAGTAATTAATTTTAATAGTTTGTTTCTATCTGTTTCTAATTGAATATTTGTTAATAATAAGCTATTTTGTTCTCCAAAAAGAGGATTCAAGAAATTGTCAATAGTATCTGAAACCTTTTTATATTGTACTTGTTGCTTAAGACTTGCTTGCCTAGCTTGTTCCTGTTGTTTATTCAGTAATCCCTGAGCAATAGAAGTCTGAATCAAATTCTCAGCAGTTAAATCTGTTGTATCTTTAAAAGCTCTAAATTCATCTGCTAAATCTTTAATAGTTTTACCAGACTTAAGAGCAAAAGTTCTTTCAAAGAAAGGTAATTGTTTCAATCTTTCATTAGCTAAAGCAAAATCTCCAACAGCTTGAGCTAGTCCTGCAAAGCCATTAATTAATATAGGAGCTACATCAAAAGCAAATTCTCTAAATATTGGAAGCAACTCAGCTGCAACAGGGATCAATTCCTCCCCTATTTCCTCTCTAAGTTGTCTAAGTTCTGCATTTAAAGCTCTTGATTGGTTAGCAAAAGATGCCTGAGTCCTGTCAAGATCTCCAATTTGTACTGCTGCTTTACTTTGAATTAATGCAAGAGTAGCTAATGCCTTATCTTGTCTAGTTAATTCATCTGTATTTCTTTTAGATGTAATTTCAAAAGCTTTAGATTGTACCTCAGCTTCTGTTATTGCAATACCATAAGTTTTAAGAGCTTCTCTTTCTCCAACTAATGCTGATCTAAATGCTTGAAGTACAGGCTCTGCACCTGCTGAGATATTAGAAAAGGAAGCTACATCAGCTGCAATCTTTGTTAATTCTATTGAAAGATCTGCTGAGGCTTCTTGTGTAAATCCAATACCCTGTGCAACTGCACCTAATGTTGCTTGAAGTTGTTGAGCTTCTCCTACAGTTAAACCTGCTTTATTAGCAAAATCCTCTAAAAATAATGTTGCTCTAGCTGCTGCTGTTCCAAAAGTGGTATCAAAAGCAGCTCCTGCTTCCTCTGCTGATACTGCTGCATCTAATGCTGATTTTGAGAAGTCTAATAATGATTTAGCAGCAAATATTGCTCCACCTGCTATTGCTGCTTTGCCTAGTCCAGACATACCAGAAGCAAACTTTGCATTCTCTTTAGTTCCTTTTTCAACAGATTTATTAAAATCTTTAGTAGAATTAGAAACCTTATCTAAACCTCTTGAAGTTTTATCTGCTCCTGTTAGCTTTAGGAACATCTCCAAAGTTGCTCTAGCCATTATCTCCTCAATTTACTTCTAGCATTAGCTTCTGTGATAGCTTTCTGCTCTTTTTTGTTTCTATCTATGTAGTATAACTTCCAAGACTCAAATTCTTGCATACTCATATTTTTTCTAAGAGCATCTACTGTCATGCCTAGATCTAAAGCTAGTCTAAATTCAAAAGCCAACTCTGTATTATTCTGGAAACTCAGAGGCTATAGAAGCCTGATCCTCCTTAGTCCAAGCCATACATCTATAAATTCCTATAAGAACTTTATCTACTATAGATGGTGTAGCTTTACTATAAAACTCCTCAACTTGTTTTAAATCATCAAGCTGTGGATCTTTTAAACCTTTTAGCAAAAGGTGTTTTTCAAATAAGACTTCATCTTTAATTCCATCTGTTTCAGATAGTTCATTGATTTCTACTGCATCAGCTTTAGTTAAACCTGTAACTAATACTGTTGCATCCCATTCAGGTATCTCAATCTCTTTCTCTGGTAAAGATGGTGCATTAGATATATCATCCATGCTAAGTCTTTTCATGATAACCTCTTTTCTGTTGTGAATTACTTAAGTTATATTTTAAGCAGTTCCCTCAGTTACATCTCCACTAACTTGAAAAGCTGCTGAGAAGCTTACTGCTCCTCCTACATCTGGTGTTCTATCATAAGATGTCATTATTGCTTTTCCTGAAGCTTTAGGATTTCCTCCTGTAGTTCCAATTGGATAGAACTCAAAATCTCCCTCAACTCCTAGTATAGCTTTGAGATAACCATCAACAGTTGCATCAAAAGATCCTGATATAGTGATATTTGAATCCTTTAACCCAGATACAAAAGCCTTACTGCTATTTGAAAAAGCAGAAACCTCAGCTACATCAGCAGTTCTTGAAACAGAAACATCTGTTAAAACATTAGAAATATCTCTCAATGTTCCTCCAGAGTCATCTATTTTAAAAGCTGCACTCTTTCCATGTGTAAATGTTGGCATTTATCCTCTCCTCTATTTCCTTAATTTATCCCTGTGCAAATCCTATAGCTACTGTAAAACTAGGAGTTGATCCTCCTATTGTTAGAACAGCTCTAGCATACCTAGCAGGAGCACTTGCACTTGTCTTTAATTCTGATGTCATTCCTGTAGCCTGAGTAAATGTAATATAATCAGAAAAGGAACTGTTATCAGAACTTGTTTGAATCTTAGCATCTAATGTTGGGCTTGTTCCACTTGCTGCTGTAACATGTAAAACTGCTCCTCCTCCATTAGTTCCTGCTGCTCCAAAATCTACTGAAGTTTGAGTTGATGTTGATGTAAAAGCTGCTGGAGCAACCAAACTTTTTCCATTAAAAGCATCTCCATCAAATTGGAATGCTATTGCTACTGAAACAACTCCTCCAACATCTGCTGATCTGTCATAAGATGTTGCAATAGTAGTTCCAAAAGACACAGCATCCCCTCTTGTATATCCAATAGGTGCTATAGAGAATGCTGCCCCAGATCCACCAAGTTGAGCTAAATACTCTGCATTGGCATCTGGGCTAGATGTTGTAAAGTAACCAGATAAGGTAGCTGTGCCATCCTTTAATCCACTTACAAAAGATTTTGAGGATGATGAAAAAGTGCTTGTTTCAGCTACATCAGCTGTAAGTGATAAAGAAGCATCTGTTAGTGTATTTGAAAGGTTAGTATTATCTAAAATTATTACTGCATCTTTACCATGTGTAAAACTAGGCATTTATTTCTCCTCTATCCAAGCTTCATTTTCTACTGTTGATGGATCATCTTTAATAAATTTACCATCATTAGTTCTAGCTCTTTTCATTTTACTATTAACTTTTTCTGCTGCATTATTCTTAATCAATGCTTTAGCTATTTTATCAGGCAAGTCTAAAACTTCTCCTGCTTCTGCTCTTACTTCTTTTTTATCTAGTAGGAAATCACTTCCTAATAATATTTTAATTTTCATGCTATTACCTCTATATTGAATGTTACACCAAGATAGCTAGTTCCCTGTGTTACTTCATATTCTCCATAATCAGTTGCACTTATTACTCTAACAGACATAGCTGCACCACCCAAAGTAGGATCTCCCTCAATAGCAGCTTTTATAGATGTTGATCCTGTTGAGGCTAAGTAAGCATCTACCTCATCTTGTGAAGTCTGAGCATCAATTCTTGATATATATACAACAATAGGAATTTCATAAGTATCTGCACCTCTAGCCATTGTTGAATCATAGTTGAGAGTATTTAGAGGAGCTACTAGAGCTATAGGAGGCACTATATAATCTGGCACAAACTCACTTGCAGTAAGTCCAGAAATAGTTTCTAATCTTGTTTTAAGTCCATCTCTTATACTTGTTAAAGCTGCCATTATTCAACACCTCTACCTATAAGATGACATCTACACTCACAAAGATTGTCATCATCTACTGCACTATCAAAACCACAAAAGTTACAATAATATTCAATCATCTAACACTCCTAGCTATATCTCTTGCAAT